GGAACTTGATAAGCAAAACCAATAGGTAAAGTACCAACGATAAATGGGTCAGCAACTACTCCTGCTTGTCCAACAAATGAACCAAATTTACCATAACCACTTGCTCGACTTTTTATATCTTGTAAATTTTCAAAAGATTGTTGTGCTTCAAATCCTATTTGTTTTTGTAAAGCTTCTTGACTATCTAAACCTTTATCTTTTAAAAGTTTTCTTAAATTAACATCTTCTTCTATTTTTTTATTTAATCGTTCATGGAACAATTGTATTCTATTTTCTAAAGGGTCTACATCTTCAGATGTATAAATGTCTAAATTAGTTTCATCAAAAGATTGTCCTTCACCAATGATAGGGTTTGTTAAATCTGTATGACCTAAAGTGTGCGCCATATCTACTACTTCACCATATTTATTCATAAGGTTCCATTGTTCAGAAGTAGATAGTTGAGTTTTCTTTACATAGTTCCAGGCAGCAGCAAGGTTTTCATTATAGTTAGTTTTATTACCAGTTGCGTATTCATCTGGACTAACTCTAGTTGCTTTGTCTTCATCTAAAAAAAAAGACATAGATTACTCCTGTATTTTAGATTTTATTAAATTTAAATCTAGGATTAATGGTTGTTGAGTGCCTTTAAATAAATCAAAATTTTTAGTCATTACATATCTAGGCTTACCTTTAAATGGATGGTCAGTTAAAGAAATCATATATCGACCATTACCTACTGCAACAAATTCTGGATTTTCATTATTCTTAAATATATCAATTGCTCTTATAGAACCGTCTCTTGTAGATGTTCCAATACCTTCTTGATTACCAATAGCTTGTTTAAATAGTTCTGGGTCTTGTCTTAATCTTTCTACAATACTTGAAAATTGTCCTTGTTTTACAAATGAAGGAATAGAAATAAAAGTACCATTATATTTATCTAATCCACCATAATTATTAATTTGACCTGCAGCTAAATTAATTGCTTTTTCAAAAATATCTTTTTTAAAAGTTACATCCGTTTCTCCTTTTGCATACATCTCATAAGCATAAATATATTCAGCAGCCTCAATAATTGCATTGTAAGTTTCTGGATTATTGGGATAAGCTTCTCTGTATTTTGCAACAGTTGCTTTGTAGGTGCTTTCAGATTTTTTAATACCTGGGTCTATTAATTTATTTTTTACAATATCATAACCATTAATAGCTTTTTTAAATCCTTCTCCATACTCACCTGTTTGATTAACCAATCCACCAATATAAGCAAAGAATTTATTTTTAGGTGCTATTTCTGAAAATACACGTCCAGCATCTTTACCAAATGTTTTATTAATTGTTGATAATACTCTAACTAACTGATCTTTATTTCTGTTGTTTTCAAAAAAATCAGTAAGTTGTGATTTTTCATCTTCACTAAAATATTTAGCTTGAACACCATAAAATGCTGAAATAGATTTAGCCTGGATAATTCTTTGACTAATAGCATTAGCAACTGTATCCGATTGTGCAGGATTGTTTAATAAATCACTAATTGGTAAGGTACTAATATTATTAAATACACCAATATTTTTAGCGGTAGTAATTGGGTCATTAATTAAACTGCTAGATATTTCATTATAAAAATCTCTAATAATTTCAGATTTCATTGCAACATCTGGGTCAGCACCTTCTTTAACTGTTATTGCTGCAGAGTTAGCTTGTGATAATTCTTGATAGTTCATTGTCTTTAATTCAGACAACACTTGTCCTTTTAATAAAACTTTGTTTGCTCTATCTAAAACAGAGTTATCTCCAGTTGCTGCTGCATTATCTATAATATTTTCTAAGACACTTACATCTGGAATACTATAATCTTTCAATTGGTCTTCCATAACTTTTAAAGTTTCTTTAGCAGTTTCATTTATAGTTTGTCTGTTTTTTCCTGCATAAGCTTTTAGTTTTTCATAATTATCTAGATTAATTAATTTATTAGCTTTAGCATTTTCTAAACCTTGTTCTGGATTAACGTCTATTTCTCTTTTTGCTTTATAAAATTCTATATCGGCAAAAGAACCTTTTTTAATTTTTTCTGAGTCTGGACCAAATAAATTTTGAAACTTCTCTGAATTTAAAATATTATTTAAATCATTTAATGCTATATTTTTAAGATCATTGGTTTCTCCATACACAACATCTTTTTTTAATTTTTCAATATTATCTAATTCAAGTGTTTGTGATTTAGCAATAAAAGCTTTGTTAGAGTTTTTTCTAACAACAATACCATCTTTAATTTCTTGTTTCTTTAAATATTGGTCAAACATTTTTTTAGAAAATCTATGTTTAAAAGTTCCACCAACATTGATCTTAGCTTTTGCTAAAGCATTAGTATAATATTTAACTGCTTCATCTGGGTCATCCATCATACCAGCTTTTTCAACTGCCATTGATAAACCCTCAAAATTATCATTACCTTCTAGTAATTCTCTTGATTTTTCTAATACTTCGTTTTCTGATTTTCTAGTTTCTATTTCTGCATAAAGTTTTGTAGCAGTTTTTGCAGCACCTTTAAAGGCAGTTCCGATTTGTGCGGCTGTCGCCTGGCTAACTCTCATTCCTGCAGTAGTAGGTCTAGCAGCTATTTCAGAGGTAGGTTTAACTTGTGTTTCATAAATCTTAATTGCCATATTAGATTACTCCTACTGTTGATGCGTCAGTTAAAAGACTAGATGCAGCTCTAAAGTAGCTTGCAGTTTTAGCAACTCTACCTCTGTATCGTTCTACATTAGCTTCTGCTCTTTGCATAATTGCATCATTTAATCCTTGTTCTTTAGCAACTTCAGCATTGTATTGCATCATGTCTCTATCTGTATCAATCATAATTTGATTTTCTAATGCTAAAGAATATGCTGAACCAGAAAATTCTACTCCTGCTCCTGCAAAAGAAGTTTCTAATGCACCTCTTTGTTTTTCTGCAAAATAATCAAAACGAGGTAAGTCATATTGTTCAAATACTTTATAACCTTGTTCAGCTTGTTGTTCTTTTAATTTTGCATCTCTATCAAGTAAATTTGCATTATAATTGGAAGCTTTTGCTGCTGCATCTCCTGCTATTAAATCACCAAAAAAACTCATATTACTATCCTCGCGTATCTTATATAATTTGAACCATCTGGTCCGTAATACTTCATTAATCCTTCTTTTTCAAATCCTAACCATTCAGCAAATCTATGACCTAATTTAAAATCTGCTTTTACGTTAGTTTGTATTCTTTTTACTTTAGAAGTTTTAACAAGTATATCAAATTTTTCTTTAAAATTTCTAGCCATAGACACTCTATATCTCCAAACATCTTTAGTAGCCATAACCCACCCTTCGGCTACACCATCCCACAGCAAGTAAATGCCGCCTGCCGCTATAGGCTTATTATTGATAAGCGCAGTAAACGACATCCCAACTCTTTTTAAATACTGAGCATATTGCCTATGCTCTGGTTTTAAATAAAGCTCTTGTGCATTAAGCTGTTGGCTTAATATAAATTCTGCGTGTTCTGACTTAAAAGGAACTATATCCATTAAGTATCGTATAGCTCCAATCTTGCATAGATTGCTAAGATAGTCATAGGTAAAGGTTGATCTTGTTTAACAACTACAAATCCATCTGTACCATAATCACTTGGAAACTCTGTAGATTTATCTCCTGTAAATAAAGGAACAGGTGCGGTCATAGCAGCTGAACTATCTCTAAAAGGAATAATATCTAAGTTATCTTCATTGGGTCCTACTTTAGCACCTACTGTTTCAAAAAATCTTACTGTTACATCGTAAATTCTTTTTGTTTTAGTTTGATCTGTAATTCCACTACCTTCATCTATTCTCATTGTTTGTAATAATGAGCTATAGCCTAAACCAACAACTGCATCGGTTGTTGCAATGTCTAGTGATATAGAACCAGCACTAACTACTCTATCTGGGTGTGTTGCTCCATTAATGATAATTTTTACTGTCTCACCTTCTAAATGATCTAAACCACTTAACGTAGATGTTGAAGCTCCAGAATATGTTAATCCACTATCTACAAAATGTATTTCTTCTAAATCTGAATTAAAATTATATGGTGTTAAATACTCAACATATTTTTTAGTAGCACCATTAATTGTTCTTTCAACAATAACCCAAACTTGGTCTTCATCCGTATCAACATCAATTACAGCAACTGATTTACATTTAGCATCGGTTCCACCAAAATCATGTTCATGCCAAGCAACTACGTCTTGCAATCTATTGTAAGTCATACCTGTTAACTTACCATCAATTCTAACACACCAAACAATACTAAAAGGTTCTTGTTGATAATCCATTTGAATAACACCAGAAAAAGTTATATTTTCTGAAAGTATAGTTAAGTCGGGTGCAATATAACCGTCTGTATCAAAGTTATAAGCAAGCTCTCTTATTTTTCTTTTAGCTCTTTGTAAAAATAAAGTTGAGTTACCAATAGATATTCCATCTACTCCTGCAGAACCATAGTTAGATTGTTTTCTAATGTTTAGATTAGTAGGGGTTATAGGTGCAGTAGTTCCTCCACTCGTTACAGTAAACTCACCGCCAGTTGTCATTACAATTAAAGTTCTTGTAGCTTTGATAGCTTGTATGGCATTAACCTGGTTAGATGCAATTGTATAAATCATTGCTGAACTATCTGTGGTAGCTCCATGGTAATTATCATCCATATTTTCATAATCGCCTGATACAGAGAAAAATAATGTTTGAGGTTGATTAGTTGTGCCTGCAAATACTAATCGTTGTTCAAAGAAAGTAACACATCTAGGATGTCCAGTTGTGTCAGAAAAAGAACCCATTGCAAAATCATCTGTTGCAGAACCAGAAGATATAACTGATTGTACGGTTCCAGTTACAGAAGTTGATGACGTGTATCCTGTAATTTTAACATGACCATCTTTAATGTGAACTAATCTTCCTACATCAGTAGATAAAAAACCTTGGTCAGAATTAACACCAGTTGTTGAAGACAATGTTAATACAGTTGAAGCACCTTCTGCAGTATGAGAGCTTGTCATAGTTGTAGAGGTAGTATTATGTTCTTGGAAGGGACCATTTTTAAAATCAACTGTAGTTAGTGTCCAGGCGGTGTGTCCTGTTCTAGATAATTTTCTAACTGCGTGATTGGGATGACAAAGATACATAACGTCAGCAGACTGTGCGAACTTTATATCAAATAATTCTGTTTCTAAGTATGGTGAACTAATTTCATAAGGTGAACCTCCAGATGATATTTGTCCATCATCTTTGTAAAAACGAATATATTGATTGCCAAATTCTAAAATATAAGTTTGAGTAGTTGAAAAAGAAAAAGGAATAAGTCTAGTATCTTTAGAACTATCTTTTACTTCAGCAACAAAATGAGTGCCAGGTCTTCGTGCTACTGGACCATGAGGTTGAACTACAAAATTGTTTATTGTTTTTCCAGATGAAAAATATTTTTGAAAATCTGTTCTACCTTCCATACGAGGAGATAGTTGACCTGCAGTAAAACTTGGTACTGATACAAGGGTCTTTGGCATTTTATAACCTACTATTTATAAAATCTTCTGAAGAAATATTGTCTGTTGGACCTAAGGTAGCATCTGTATTGTAACCTTCACCAGCATCTGCATGTCTAGCTTCAGATAATTTTAATTGATATTTTTCTGCCATTCTTTGTTGTAAAGTTGCGTTAGCAGTAACAGCATAAGCAATATCAGAAGCAAGCGCTGCAGAAATTGTTTCTCTTAATAAAACATCCATTTCATTAGGGTCAGTTATTCTAGCAACATAAACTAATTTAACACTTGTATCGTTAGTTAAAATTTTACGTCCTTCAATTTTATAGTTTGAGTCATAATTTTGTATAGTTAAAACTCTTAGACAATCAGATGGCAACGTATATTGTTTAGCAAAACCCCAGTCTGGATTTGCAGTATCTGCTGCTAAAGTTTGTCTTTTGATTGCTGAGTTCCATGGATGCGCTCTTAACACACTATCTTTTACTGTCTCGTATCTTGCATTACATAGTCTGCCATTTTTAGAATTTTCTGTTAGAGATAAAATAGTTGATGCACCTAATTGATTGAGTGCTGAGTTACAAATTTCTACGACACTAGCCATCTTTTTTATTCTCCTTAATTATATATTTTCTTCTTATCGTCCTATCATTTTCTAATGCAAAAATCTCTTTTTCTGTTTTCTCAAGTTTTGCATCAAAACCATAATGTATTTTAGCAGTATTTTTAAATCTATCTACTAAAACATACCTATACACATAATTATCTTTTTTAAAATGTAATACAGGTTTTAAATCTTTTATTGTCTTCATAAAGTGATGAGGGGATTGCTCCCCTCACCAAGCTAATTATTACTCGTTACACTTAATTTGTACTACTTTTTCTTCTTCCATTCTAGTAGCACCAATTGCCATAGAATAGTAAACTTGAGTAGCATAAGATTTGTCATTTCTTTCATCAATTCTAGCTTTTA